ATTTAAATGTGTTGGTATTAAGTACAGGCGGTTCTAAATCTTGAATCTCGGGTGAATCATTATCTTCTTCTGGTTTTTCATCATTCTTAAAATAATCAACAGCATCATCATATGCAGTTTTTATTGAATCTGCCCATTCTTGTGGCTTTGTAATCACAACTTTAGCAGCTTGACATACAGTAGGCGCCCAATTACAAAAGACAGGAAATTGCAAACTTATATCACTTCCTTTTGCATCGGCACCCGTATTTTCACCAGTTTGTTCTTTAGGCACTGTTTCACCAGATGCTGTTTGGTCAGTAGGGATTGACTGGGATGCTTCAAGTTGATTGATAATCGGACGTGCTTTTGTACTATCTGTTTCTGCTTCAGCAACCATTGTATCAGCAGCAGCTTTAACAGCTTGTTGTGCAGCAGCATTACCCGCAGCAGCATTTGAGATTACTTGTTGAGCTACAGTAGAAAGCGGAAGTGTTTTTATATCATCTTGTTCGCTCGGAGCAGTACCAACTATAGTTAAAGTGATTCTTTCCGTACCTAAACCGTCACCGCCATAAGTATATATGGCGCCAACACCACACTGAGATGTACACCATTTAGTATCGAAATCAATAGTGACGCTACCAGCGTTGCAAGTAATTGATTTAACTGCAACAAAATCACGTGCAAAGCGATTTGAAAAACGTATTTCTGTTGAGTCTTTAATTTTTTTAATAGCTTGTGATGTTGTAACAGACTCACCATTATATTTTAATAAATAATTAGAAGAACAAGCATCCGGAGGAGTGAGACCATCACCAGTATGATATTTGATTTGATTATTTTCAGGATCAAGAACCCAATCAACAGCACCTAAAAGCTCTTTTATAGCAAGATCAAGCGCAATAGCACCCGCACCACCTGCCAATGCTTTAGCAACAGAAGAAGGAGGCGGTGTAATCTTTGCTACACCAGTCGCTAACTTTTTTGCACCATTTAAAATAACTTCTTTTGAGCCATTGTAAATAACTGATGCACCTTGACTAACACCACCACCTAGCGTCCAACCACCAAGACCTGCTGCATGAGCAGAGCTAAAAGCATTAAAATAAAGCGAGAATATTAAAAGCAAAGAGAAAAGCTGTTTTAAAACAGCTTTGTACCTACGATCAACCACATGATAATACATATATATGCCCCTAAACTTTCAATATCCATAGCTCATACCTAATTAAAAAATGCCCCGAAGGGCATCCTTTGTTACATTGCAGAACGTGCCCATTTGAACACTTTGATCACCACCACCAGTGATAAAACAGCAAGCCCGATTGAACTTACAGTAGTTACACCGTCAGTAATTGTTCCAACAACCGATGTGACATCAATACCAGTACCAGCAGCATTCGCATTACCAACAAGTGCAGCAGATACAGCAACGCCTAGACCATACTTTTTAACAGCAGCCATAAAGTTTTTACGGCTACCATAAGTTTTGTTCATTGCTTCGTTTACTTGATTTTGTGTTAATTGTTCCATAGGGAACTCCTTAGCGTTTTAGTGCTTTTATGCACATTTTTATGACAAATACCGTTGCAAACACTAATAGACATGCAAAGCCTATGGAATTACCCTCTATCAGTGTGAGCTTAGGCAACACAGTGGGCATTTCTACCCATTCAAGGCACTGATTTGTATTCGAGTCGAGTTGATTGCAGACCAGTGCCATTTCTTAAAATCCTATTTGCAAATAAAGCGATGCTTTAAATACAGTTGTTCGTAGAAAAATGTATTGCCACAAATCGGGCAGAAATAAGATAAGTGACTCATTTAAATCCCCGTTTCAACTAAGACAGCAATTAAAAGAATTAAGCAAATACCTAGTGTTACGAATATCCAGAAACCATCTATCATCATTTTGAATCCCTATACTTCCCGAAAAGGTGAATAACCAATTGACAGACCTTGATATAAATCCAGATAAAGATCAGAAGTAATACAATTAAAATTAATGTTTTCATGTCTTTATCTGCTCAAAATCAGTTAAGTTGTCTTAGGCTGAGGCGGTTGAGGAAGCTTGACCCCCATCACAACATATTTAAGCTGTTTTCCTGACGTCACCATGTCAAAGGTAATGTCTGCTTCCAGTGGGAAATCGCTTTGTTTAAACTGACGCAAGAACGCCATGTTTGATGAATCTTGCCAGTTAAATACCTCACAACCGTTGCCAATCGCAGTACCTTGTGACAAGTCCATAGGAATTTCACAGTACAGGGCAACATGATCATAGTGACGACCTGAACCGTCAGACGGTTTAAAATCAACAGCCTTAGCACCCAAGATTTTTACTTTTGATGTATGCATTACATTCTCCGAGCAGTTATAAGCACATGATCTAACCGCTTTGGAAAAGCAAGTGGGTCAGAACAGGTGATGAGATTGATGAGTTCTTCTGGGTCGAAGACCTCTTTAAAAATGTTGATATATTTACCGTATTGATGCTTGATATTGGCTATTGCCGTTTTTGTATTGATCAATGCGGTTTTTTGAATAGTTTCTATACGTGCAGGCTGCAAATCTTGAGCTAAATCCCTAAAACATGGGTATGCAGCAATGAAATATTCGCTTGGAGCAAGGAGCATGTCGAAAGGTAAAATACGATCTATGGATTTAAATTCAACCTCGGCACGTTGCCAATTGTCTTCTGGGTCGCCCTCAGCACGTCCTTTTTCATAAAGGCGCATGTATTTACCTGATTCACGGCTACCAATAACTAAGGTACGTCCCTTGCCTGTGGGACGTTTCCAATTGCCCTTATGTTCAATGTTTGGCGCACGGTTGCCACAGCTAAAGCCACCTAGCCCATCTTGCATATTGCCCCAATCAACATTAATCTTTTTACCCTCAAAGTCATCATGGGCAATATCAACACGGGTCAGTTTTGGTCGTTTTGCAGACGTTACAAGGAAATGATAAAGGCGTAATTCCCATCCTTGCTTTGCAAATGAACAACCACGACCATTGATCATGATTAAAACTGTATTTCGTTGACCACCAATACAGACAAAGCCAAAGTCTTCGCCAAGTACATAACTTTGTTCATAAAAGTTAAGTCCAGAGTTACGACAAGATGACGTGGTAAAGCCAAATATATGTTCTAGGATTGGTTCAAGTGCATCGACAGCAGCCGTATAACGATGTGAATCAAGGACATATTCATCATCCTGTTTCCAGTATTGATCGCCCATTGTTTCAATGCCCATCGTGAAATTAACCCAGTCAATCACAGCAATTTCATTGTCAGCAGGTAAACGGCATTCAACTGGCTTGACCCCTTTTGAAGTCATAACCATTTTTTGGTACGGAATCGCATACAGTGAATTTTCTTGAAATGGTAAATCTCTATCTTGCATATGGGAGTGCATGGATTCGCTTGTCTTTACCCCCATCTTATTAATGGGGGATACAACTGCCGATTTTTTCAATCCCCCCTGCTGTACAGTGGGTATTGATTGTTTTTTGATCGAAGCCATTAGCAAATCCCCAACGAGCGAAAGTTATCGTTTTCTGACTTGATTGAATCGCAATAAGCAGCAACTTTGGCTGACTTAAAGCCCCACTCGTTCATAGCCATTTCAATGTGAAAAAGGACAAGCTCAGTCTCATACGCTGGATTGCCCCCGATGATAAGTTGTACACCACGATCGAAAATGATCTTGGCTACCACTTCGAATGCTTGTTCTTTTTCCATTTATGATTTATCACAAATTATATTTATTGGCTTTATAACATCTAATTTGTGATTTAGCAACATATCATAAAATATAAATCAGATATGATGTACACCCCTTTAGGAGAAACTTTAATGGCAACAACAGTTAGACTAAGAGATGAAGAAGAAGAAATGGTAAAAGACGCAACATTAGAAATGATGTTTGAGACAAAAATCAGAATAAAAGAATCTGACCTTATTCATGCCTTGATTAGAAAACATCTAAAAAATATAACTACGGCAGACGTAATGAAATACAGAGCGGACGTACTAAAAAAAGACGACTAATAATTATTGAGGAAGAGGAAATAATATAGAAATGGGTATCATCATATTCTGCTTGATTCTCGGATTCATCATTGGATATCTATACAGAGATTCAAAACACCCCCAAAAAGAAACTGTTAAAAAACAGGTTCGTACAATTACCTATGCAGATCGCCAAAAAGCTAAAGTCACCTATACAACCGATCTGGATAGAGTAAGAGAATTAAATCACCTCTCCCCAAACGAAAGTAAATTCATGCGTATGCTGCAACATGAATTTAATGAATATCAAATTATTGTTAAAAATAAGCGTTTCTATGTCGTTGACCCAGACAATTACCCAATCGCAATTTTTGAATATCGAGACGGCACAAAACCAATTAAAACCCAAGATATAGAAGACGGATTGCCATTGTTTTTGTATAAAGCTTTGTTATCAAAACAATCTATTCAAGAAGATAAAGTATATTTAAATTCATAGCCTTATATGCGCTCGGCGGTCGGGCTGCGCGCCCTCGCCCCGCCCCGCCAAGCGCATAGGCATAGAGAATTTCGCATAACTTCAAAATTATGTTAAATAGAATATCCAAGACTGTGGCCTACACAACACTGTTTGTTGCCACAGCTCAGTAACGTGATGATCTACGATTATACATCACGTTACTGAGTATCCTAGTGAACATAATATAAGTTATGCAGAAATCAGATCGCTACTCGACTTGCGTATTAGTCAAGCCTACGCAAGTCTGCGTGGCTATGACCTCTATGTCTGGGTACATGATGCAGATTTGGTCAATCGTTTCCCGCATATTATAAATTGGGGGTTGAAGACCTTGCTTAGCAGTTGATTCTGCCGTGTTTACTAATACTTTGGCTATTTTATGTTCAAAGGTTTGAACAACTGAATTATCCTGTGGCTGTTTCTGTTTTTTAGTGATGAGCTGTTGGCAATGGTTTAATTTGTTCTGAACAACACCATTCAAATAATCTTTAAGGTTTTGGCAAACTCGAAGATCAATTTCTGAGTATGTAGTAGCTAAAACAATTTCATCCATGATGAATTGTGATTCTTCATAGACTTCTGTTAGTTGATGAATGTTTTTATCGAAGTCTTGAATTTTATTAATTAAGGGGCTGTACTAGATTAGCGTTGTTTTAATCTATGAAAATGAAGCTAACCAATTGTAAACTCAGCAAGAAAATACAACTTAAACTACTCGAGTTTTTTGTGCTTGAAGTGACAGCCAGATCAGCAGCGGATTTACTAGGGATTCACCCTAATTCTGCTGCTCTCTTTTATACCAAAACTCGTAAGATAATCG